GAGAGAGGGGGATTCGAACCCCCGTGCCGGTATTCGCCGGCAACATGATTTCCAAAAATATCATATAACCATAAAATACGATAAAATCTACAAATGTTTATGTATAGATGCGTATATTTTTATGCAAAAAATGATAAAGTGTCGTCAGAAGTGTCGTCACAAGATTAAAAAGAGCGATAGTGATATCGCTCTTTTTATTTTATCTACCGTTCTCATTTCTTTCTCTCAATTTTTTCAAAAAGTCTTTCACCTTTTCACATTCTTCGTCGGTCATCCTGATAGACCGTGTTCTGGCGCCCGGCGGCAGTGTTCTTTTAGCGCCGGACCCCTTACGGCGCCCGCCCCAGTTCGCACTGAATTTTTTATTTTCCGCCATTAACCCCAGTCCTCCTCTCCGTGACTGCTTATTAATTCGTCTCGGCGTGCAGATTCTTTTTCTATCATGTCGATTATCTCCGCAGGTGTGTTTTTCGGAAGTCCTATCGCGGGTAAACGAGTTTCCCGGTCGTCTGGATTAAAAGATTGTACATTGAGAAACATATGATCGCTGCTCGGTGAAGTGTCTTCTGCAGCTATAACTCCGAGTATAAGATATCGTTTCTCTCCTACATTTAATATATAATCGCCCGGATTTCCGATGTATGTTTTTTCGTGCCAGTTTGATTTGAGTTCAACTCTTTCTTTTAGAGTTTCGAATGTCGTAACTGATCTGCGGTTAACCTCTTCTTTCACCTCTTTCCATTTTTCATAAGCGCTTATATATTCATTTATTCTTTTTCGGAAGCTGGCATAAAACTCATCTGTCGGTTTTATATATTCGCAATTAAATTTTTCAGCGAGTTCTTCTACCGTTGAATATTCAACTCTGATAAATTTAATCGGTATGTTTTCGCGACCGCAAAGTTCCGGTACCGTATCTTCTTTTGCGTAAGTGTCGAGCCATCCTTTCGAAACGCTTACATAGTCCCAATTTTTCTCATCAAAAAACCTCATAGTTAATCCGCGAGTGTTGCACATTCCGTCTTCTTCTTTTTTTACGACCTGATCTAACTCCATCTGCCACCCGCTGTAACGTTCATACCTTTCCAGCGGTAATGGTTTGTATCCTTCCGGGAGCTCGACCAGTATACAGTCGAACGCCCCGCCAATCGGTCGGAAGAATGTGAATATCATTCTTCCGTTAAAGTTCCCGTGATGATCACTCTCACACGGAATTTCATCATAGTTTCTATACATTCTTACTTTCATTTTTCTTTCTCCCCTCTTAATATAAATCATCCGTGGCCATATTCCACAGATCTTCGTTTTCTGTTTCCTCGTCGGCATTTACTATGCCGCACCGATAGTACGTGTTTCTCTTTAATTCGTACATTTCGTACCCTTGATCGTGTCTATCAAATCTTATTGTTCTTTTCCCGTCAGTCAGAAGTCTACTTCCCAATTCAACCCCTTTTATTTTTCCGAGATCTTTAATCATTTTGTTCTCCTCCTTGTTTTGTTTAAATTTATATTTTTTCTGCATCGCTTACGAAGACATCAATATCCGGAAGAATTACATTTCCGGCATCATCAATCTCATAATCTATATCAGTATTACTTCCGTCTGCATAAGATTGTGCGTAATCAATTAGGTAATAGATGTCGTCGACAATATAAGCTTCAAGAGCTTCATTGTATTTCAGTCCTCCTACTTCGAAAAAATCATCTTCAAAATTGACACCGCTATTGCTATCTACCATTCTGATTTCAACAAGTTCTTTCCCGTCGTAAAATTTAGCCATTTCATTTTCCTCCTGTGGGTTTAAATAATTTGTAGGACCTCTCGTCCTTTCTTGATTATAGTATATCTTATTCAACTTGATTAGTCAATACATTTTCAAGTATTTTGCTATAATTATTTTTTATACAGTGCAACAGAAAAAGAGCAAGGATTTCTCCCTGCTCCTTTTCCTTTTTCAGATTATTTAAACCCACAGAGGTTTCCCGCTCCGTTAATTACTTAATCTATCTACCAGCCAGCCTGTTGCCACAGCTCCTGCGATGTATGACCAGAGATTTCTTTGCCGCTTCGCAAGCTTCAGGTCATGTGTCAACTCATCAATTTTCTTCGTCAATCTGCCTAAAGATATTTGCAGCTTCATCAAGTTCTCTTCTGCTGTCTTTAATGATATCTCTGCACTCTGCAATTGTTCTTGAGTTCTCATCAATTCTTTTTTGCACTCGGTCAGCTGATTCTGCAGCTTGGTCAACTCTTGAGATGCTTCGGTCGAGTTGCTCTCCAGCAGATTTAATTTGCTCTCCAGCAGATCTAACCGCATCTGCTGATTGCTCGCTATAGTTTTTAGCTTCTCGTACTGTGTTCTTTGCATCACCACCGTTTCCGCCGGTACCTGTGGTGCCGCTGAATATGAGATAGACAAGCACGGCGCAGATAGCAAAGACAGCGCAAGCAACAGCGATAGTCTTTTTCTTCCCATACATTTTACACCCCATTCTCTAAATACCACTGCGCTTTACCACGGAGAATATCTCCGCCGGTACCGATTTCATCTCCGTTACAGAGCTGCTCTAAATCCCAGCGGCAGTCGGGCTCCCCGCTGTACAGCCCGTAGCCGTCGTCGTTTGCGGCCTCGCCATGCGTCATAAAATGCTCTCTGTCAATCGGATTATCAAAGACTTCCGCAATAACAGCAAACATCTTCGCCAGCGTTTCAATTTGTGCCTCGGTCGGAGGATATTCTCCCAAATCTCCAGGGCGGGCTTCATAGCAGCAGCATAAAGCAATAGCAATACTGCCTGTGTTCCTGTGATATGTTGCCCGCGGTACTTCATCGAGCGGTCTTGTGTAGATGATCTCTCCGTCACCGTCAACGTTAAAATGATAGTCGTTAAACGTTGTAAAATATCTCCCTGCCGACCAGTGCCCGTATGTAGTAGCCGGCCACGGGAATTGATAAAAATAGCTTCTTTTGTCAATGAGCTCTTGTTTAAATTCGGCTATTGTCATAAATACCTCCTATCTAAAATAGCCGCTAAATAGCGGCTATTTCTTGAGCTTTGCAAATATATTGTTGTCAAGCAGCGTTATCAACTTGTCGATGTGATGATTGCCGGCGTCTCTCAAATTCTCACAAATCGAAAGTATTTCGTTGTAGCAGATGTAGCCAAACATAAATTTAAGCACTGGCCATGACAGCGGGATTTCTATTGCCGATAAAACCGTGTCAATCTGCGAAGCAGTAAGAATGAGAATTGTGAAGAGAATAAACTTTGTCAGAAACCCCCACAGCATGATTTTCGATTTTAAGCGTTTCGCGCTAAAAGCAAGAATTATACCGTACAGTTTCTCTCGTGTTGTTAAGTAATCAGGATCCATGCCTTTATCTACAAGATACTGATACCCGATAGCCAGCCAACGGGTGCTGATGTCAATGATGATCAGCCAGAAGTACGCATTGAGCACTACGCCGTATGCACTGTTAATAAATGACAAGATGTACATCAGCACAACGCTTACGACTGTCTTTGATTCCCATTTATCTAAAAGATTGAGACTTGTCCGGCAGAAGTATTCGGCAAAGTCAATCAAATCTAAGACGAAAACGCAGGTAACAAAACCGCCCCACCAGATAGGAGGCTTGTTATATTTTTTTATTTTCCTTTTGAGATTTTGAAAAAATGTCATGATTAACTTACCCTTTTCCAAAAATGCACTTTGTACGCCGGCGGCTGTACGGTGCTTGAGTTTCCGTAAATATTGTTTGATTTTGACGCGTCAAGCACTGCTTTTAACGAAGACGTATTTCCCGGAACAATATCTCCCATCGACGGGATTCTTTCTTGCTCATCAGATAGATAAGCCATTCCGCCTGCCCCTCCAAATCCTGTTCTACCACCATACCCTATTATGTATCCGGTTATATTTGGTAATCCTGCTTCTACTGTTCCGCCGGCTCCACTTGATGTACCTTGTAGCACTCTATCTTGTGCAATTTCTTCCCATGTCGCTAAGCCGTCTGCTTCACCCGGCTTTTTCGCGTCATCGGTGGCGGTTGTGACTACTATGCCGACTGGATAAAGTATGTCAATCATCGCTTTTAACCGTCTGTCTACTACTCGGAATTTCGCGCTTCCATCTGTGATTTCCTGCATTTTGTTTACTCCTTTCAATCGTTTGTTAAATATACTAAACACGCAACAGATTCACGTCCTGGCGATGTAGTATATTCATCCGTATAACTGAGATATAGTTTACCGTCTGTATTTATTGTCAATCGTACAGCTTTACCGTTGCTGTTGTTTATAGGGGCATAAAATTCAAGATTTATAAATGATTTTGGTAGCCCCGATGCAATTTCAATGAGACCTTCCTTTGCACCTTTCATTCGTACAAAAAGATGCACTATGTTTTTTATTTTTACACACGATAAATTTTCAATGTATTGTGGGTCTATAGTCGCATTAATTGTTTCCATCCGTCCGTAATTATCAAATTTTTCATCAACATATTCTTTTGCGGTTACCGTCTTGACTGTCCATTTCACGCTTCCGTCATTAACTTCTCCCCCCCCCGATATAGTTGACAAATTTGGTTCTGTAACCGCGGTGGTTCCCGCTTGCGTGCACTCAAGATATGCCCATGACGGGAGTTTAGATGAGTAGACGATATCGCCGACTTTATATGCTTTCTTGCGTTGCAGCCGATTTGTAAATGACACTGTTTCTTCTAAATCTGTTTGATTTGCTTTCTTACCAATTTGATTAGAGACCGTTGTTGCGAAGTTCGGGTTATTACCGAGTGCTGTCGCTAATTCGTTAAGCGTATCAAGAGTTTCCGGTGCGGCTCCGACAAGTCCGGATACTGCGCTTTGTACAAACTCTGTATTCGCAATTGCTTTAGAACTGTCGCCTGTCGGTGCTGTTGGTGCTACACTTGTGCCGGATACGGCTAATGACTTTGCTTTGACTGTATCAGCATTAACTAAGTTAAGGTCACTTGTGCCGGATACGGCTAATGACTTTGCTTTGAGATTATCGTTATCCGCCGATTCACTTTTTTTATATAGATACTCAAGATCATTTGCGACGTAATCTAAAATACCGTCATTCCCCTTTGTGCAAAACGGCGTGTTTTTCCCGAAAGCTCCAGGTTGTATGATGTTGTCATTCTCATCTCTTATTTCCGGGTGCTGAAATGTCTGCGGTTTCATCCGGATACCTCGGCTTTTTTAATCTCCAGTGTGACAGTATCGCCGTAGTTAAGCTCGTCGGTCTCTTCTTGAGAATTTGTCTGTATCGTCAGCATTTCGCCTGTTTCCTGATTGTGAAAGCTGAATGTCGTTAAAACTCCATCATTCTGCGGATAAGATACTTTACCGTTTACTTTGCATGTTCTTTTCATGATTTTTCTCTCCTTTTAAATAACAACATTACCTATTAACCAACCGAAATTATAGTAACAGTGAAATATTAGGTGCCACCCCCAATCCGGCGCGTCATCGTCCGGTATATAAACAGTTTGTGCTTCCAACATTCCGACAGTGATACTATTTTCATTGACTGTAAATCTCGGATATCTATTATATACAACTCCTTTTGCTCCTACTTTATGGTTTTCGTATATTTTCGTAACGTGGTCAGTGCCGAGTGTAAATGCGATGGTTGTACCACTCATCTGCACCGTTTCACTCTTTTCACTTCCGCACCCAAGTACATTAAGGTACCTTTTAGCGGAACTGTACACGACCTTCCCGTCAGCATTACAAATCTCTAACCCCGTTCCGTGTTCCGACGGCCCATCGTCGCCAAACCCAAACAGATAAACATGTGACTTACTCGCGATATCATCTCTCTTCACAGGTTCTATACCATAGTTTTCTATGCCGCTGTGGCTGTCATAAAATTCTATCCCGCCGATATTGGCAGAAAATCCAAAGCGTGCCACATTATTTAATCCATTCAAGCTGATTCCGACTAATGTCGCCTTCGGATTTGACCGCGGCAAATAGTACGTTCCGTGTGACGGATGGCCATCTTTAGCACGAAATCGACACTCGGACATCGAGAAGTGATCTAACAGTTCAATGTTCTTAAACGTATCGTCAATCACAATCGCCCCGTCCGGATTTAATATTTCAAAAAATTTCATATCAGTAAACTCCGAAATAAAAAGTTAATGGTTCTCCTATACCTTTCCAGATTATTTTTCTACCTTGATCTGTTATTCGTAGTAGTGGCAATATTTCTTCGGTATCACTCGTTGACGGAGAGACGATAAAATACCAAAATCTATTATTCGGTGCTCCGTAGTCGGCTACATTGATTTCTCCGGTTCCTGTAACAGTTTTCTTTTCTATTATTTTTGCAAAACGTTTTGTTAAATCCGTAATAACATCACCGTTACTGTTAAAGACTTGTAATCCGTGTGACATCACCACACCCCCATCCGCACATATCGTTTATTGTCAGATCCGTATGCTTCAATCAAATTATCTTTAATTTCCATTCGTGCTCCGCTTGTTTTTGTTCTTAGCAATCCGATTGTCGCGCAAATGGCGGATAACGATGTAACCGCCAACTTATCGGCAGTGACGGCTTTTGCAGCAAGCATGCGACTCACTATGACGTTGTTATCAAAAACGGTCTCACCGGTTACATGTAGATATTTGCCGTTTATCGTTGTAGTCGTCGGTGACAAGTTGATCTGATTAATCACGTCACCTTTTTGCACTCGCAAATTAATAGCGTCTGTCATTTGAGCGATTGCGCTATAATTCGCTTTGGCAAGCATGAGATTCCCAAGATTTGAAACTATTGTAGTTACGTCTTGCTTTGCAATAGCGCCGTCATTGAGTTTCTGCTTAACTAATGCATCTACTTTCGCAAGACTGACCGCTTCATCTTCAAGCATGTCTTTAGAGATTGAGATTTTTACAGTAACACGGCTTTCTCCCGATTTTTCGCCTTCGCCGAACAGGTCATAATAAGCAATAGACACATCATAGATTCCCGCGCCGCAAGTGTGACTGTAGCTGTTGTTTTCGGTCTTGATTGTCTTCTGCCCGTCCGTGCCGTTAATGTAGATGTTCATGCCGGCACAATCCGCGGGTATCGCTTCTGCTGTCAATCCGAAACCACCGATTGTACTTGTGAGTACAGGCGGATTCGGTTTCGGCGGCGGTTGTTTATTATACTGCAGTATCGCCGGCGCGGAGTATTTGCCGATTGCCGATTTTGCGTACAGATACAGTTTCCCGCTCCGTTCTGTCAGCGGTAGTATAGCAGACAGGTTGTTTGTACGGGCTAACAATCCCGATGTTTCAGCGCCGGCATTATCGTCCGTCCGGATCTCGTAAAAAGCGACGTCGGTATTCGTGACTTCTTTCCAGCTGGCAGTACAGACAGACCCGAAGTCTATTCCGAATCCGTCGGGCGTGTTCGGAATTTCCGTTTTAAGTGCAACAAGGATCTTCATCTGCGGAGATGCGTCCGGACTTGTACTTTCGCCCCATTCGTCTTTTGTGCAGACAGCGATCAGGTAGGTATCACCGACAATGGCCTGCGGAATGACAACCTGATCTTTTCCGCTGCCGCCGAACGTCCACTCTCCGTCAAAACCAAGTTCGGAGCCCTTCGTGCCCTCTTTTATGACGAGATCTTTTGCCTGCCCATTGCTTGTCTTATACCATACGTCGCCCTGCAGATAGCTCTGCAGCGTGGGCGGTGTCCAGTTCACGACAATGTCGTATCGAGATACACCGTCAGCAAGCTGCCTGTAACGGTTATGCGCTGTGATATTTGTAACTGGCGGAATGTAGTATTTTTGCAGTGTATATTCGTACGCTTTGACTTCCGATAAATCCTGCTGCCCTGCACCGAAGATGTTATATGAACAGAATTTTAAATAGATTTTCTTGCCGATATCCTCTTTTGTAAACGGTACTTTAAATACCGAATTGTCAAGACGGACAAAGTCTGTGTCTTTAGCGTGCATTCTGACAGTCGTATTACACTGCCCGCGGATTAATCCGGACAATAACCACGCCCCGCTTGCTTGCAGCGTTGCGGTCGTGTAGCTCATGCATTCTCCGTCAACCCAGCACAACGTGTTCTTGCGTTCGGCGTCTTGCAGAGTACCGCTAAGCAGCTGATCATTGCATGTTACTATTGCTTGATTACCCGATGGATGATTCGGCATCGGTGACAGCGGCTGCATTAATTTACCGCACCGTGCGGATCCTGCAATTTGCCCGACCGTCCGATAGTTCGTGTTGTCGTCAGAGACATACACAGTACATCCGCCCCAGCCATCAGCTTTACCTTTTGCCGCTATCCACAGCTCTAAGCCGTCGGCAGTAAGATCTGCAGGCGGTTGGAAAATAATGGGAATGGTGTCCGGAGCTGTTTTGTTGTAGTCAATATACGGCCTGTCGTTTGCATGTACGTTGTACTTTGCGGCAGGATAGTCTCCCGGCGCTCTTGATATAGCGGTTACGGTTAAGCACCCATCAGTGCCTTCGGTGATACCGTTGATGACTGCGACCTGCTCAAAGATCCCTGAATTTTCATCGGTCAATCTTACCAAGTCGCCGACTTCTAAGCGGCACAGGCTCCAATCGAGTTTAAACGTGTACTGCGTTCTTTCGTATTTGTTGTTTCTTGCTAATTGTTCGGCGATTTTTACCGCCCGCTCTTTCGTGTAGATATAGTGAGCGTTCGTTACGCTGGCAGCTCTTACACCGTAGTTTTTGATATCTTCCGTAAATTCGTAGCTGACGGATTCTTTTTCATAGCCGTTTGCGCGGTTGATAAACTCTACAGGGAACTGATTATAGATCGCAGAGCTGTCTTTTCTTTTGTACGTTACAAGAGCTCCGCCGGACTGCGGCAGGAAATCATCCGCCGTCAGGTCTGTAATGCCTGTTTTATCTGGCACCCAGTTCCCGACGGGTCTATCGGCCAGCGGTACAATTTTTAGCTTGTCATTGCTCCAAAACACATACGCATTCGTCAGTTTCGCAATTTCATTTACAACTTCACGGGCGGCTTTTGCGTCCTCATCAGGCGGAGAGGAAATAAGCAAGTCGGCCTCTTTACAGTATTTTCTGTAGTTGTCCAGCCCGATAATCTGCATGTCTTTTTTACCGATTTTGTCAAGTACGTATCGGATGTAGTCCGCAGGATTGACATCAATGCCGTCTCCAGTCTCTAATAGCCTGCCCTTAACTTCAAAATTGTACGACGGCATCGAGCCCGAATCACCTAAATCAATAACACCCGCCATGTATGCCAATCTCGAATACGGTAATGCTTTATCCGGGTGTTTCCCTTGCGTATACGCCCACGGCTGCTGATTTTCTTTCCCATCGAATAGTGTCAGCTGAATGTCATCTGCCGGATAATCGTGTACATTTTTACCGATCCACACCTTTCCGATTCCGGAAATAGGTCCCTCACAAAGTCCTAAAATGACCGCTACTGTGTAGGTGTAAGTTATGCTGACCTGCTTAGATTTTCCGCCTTTCCCCGCTTTGTGCGTTTCTCGGTGTTCATGGGCGGTGAAGTCGTCATAGTAGATTACATTTCCTGCTGTTCGCACTGTACCGATAATTTCCGGTACGACAGCGCCGTATTCCGCGGTGTTGACAGTAAATTCACTTATTTTATTTGCCCTTGTCGTTGTCGTGCGTCCGCGAAAAAAGCTCATTGTTTTACCTTCTTTCTGTTAAATCGGTAAATTCCACGCAAGCGGCTTCTGCCCTTCGCATCGAAAAACATTACATCAGAAAGGTCTGTCATGACCACGCCTCGATCTATATAAGCGTGTATAACGCGCCCTTTGCCGACATAGACGGCACCGTGAGATACGCATCGTCCAAATTGATACAGCAGAAAATCCCCGGGCTGCATGTCCTCTACTTCGTCACAATACTTCTGTACATAATTCAAGAACCATTCTTCGCTGTGATGCAGGTGCCACTCATTGCTATACGGTTCGATCAGGATACTGTCTTTTTTCAGCAGTCCGGCGTCTTCTACGCAGCCCATCAGGAGCATGCCGCAGTCTACTCCGCGGGCCTTTACCTTTGCTCCGTTAATGTGCGGCGTGCCCAGCCATTCTGCAGCTGCTTTTGCTATCTTTTCACCGTCTGTCATATGAGCACCTCTCGCCGTGGTACGAACGGCGCAATCAGCGTCGCGGCGTCTGTTTCTTTGCTGTAAATAACGCCGTCTTCGTTTGTCGTGTAGCTTCCCTGCGGATAGTACCTGCGAACCGGAAATTCCATGTTGAGACCTTGTGTTTCGGCTTTCACAGATAATTCAATTTTGATACCGCCGGCGGATTTAACTTCTACGTTTCCACCGAACAGGTCAATCGCGCCCACGACAGACTGATCGCGGAAGAAGCATCTTCGAAGATACAGTTTAGCTCTATCCAATACTCCGTTATGCGCTGCCTGCAAAAACGGCAGTCCTTCCAGTTTATCGTTGATATCCGCCTGAACTGTAACGGTCATTGTATCAACTACCACGCAATCATGGATCTTGACCTGCTGCCGTTTAATCAACAATGCATCATGTAAGTACGTATGCCCGTTAAACGCTATGTCTATATCGGTATCGGCGTAGTAGTACTTACTACCGTTAAACAAAACAAGCTCATACAAGTCGCACGACGTTATGTTCTTTTCCGTTTCTAAGTATGTTTTTAACGATTCATTCACTGTTTTCATCGTACAGTCACCATTTTAAATGTCTTTGACTTGTTAAAATCAATAAAAATATTCTCTGTTTCTATGCCGTCATCAGCAAGCATAACTTTCCAGTAGTATGTGTAATCTGCGGTGATTTTTGCGGTATTCGACGGAGCAGTCTTGAATTTCACTGTTCCACCGGTAACTGTGTATGCACTACTTGCTTGTTTCACGCCGTCTACATATACCGTCACTTTTTCGATATACTCGACAGGTTCTACATAGTCGCCCATTTTCATGACGGCTTGATAAATTCCATTTGCAATCAGCGGCAGCTGTATCCCTTTTTCCTCATAATCTTCAGGATCAAGCCACAGAAAAGGGGTATGCGCACCTTTTAACAGTGCTGCAAACCCCATTAGTTTTCTTGCTTCCGCGTTGGTCAATTTAACCAGCTTTGCAGTAATAGTCCATTCCGGATATAGTTGATTTGTCAGCGTGCGGACTTTCCCGCTTCCCGATTTCTGTACTTGCGTATTCCATTTTTGCCTTTTTGTACTTGAATAAGCGAGTTTACGTAAAGCAGGAAATTTTCTTAAAATCATCCGAACACCCCGCTTTCTGACGCAAAGCCTTGCGAATCATCAAAAAGGAACTGTTTTATCTTATCGCCGTAGCCATCGCGCAGTAAATCTACAAAGCTTGCCGGATCCAGAGCGCTGACATTGAACTGAATCGTTGGGCGACTGATTCCAGAAGAGCCTGAAGAACTGCTAACCGCGCCGCCTTCGGCAAAGTGCAGAGCCTTTCCTTCGTTCAGCATGTTTAATGTCGGAACGCCTATCCTCGATACTGCGTCGGCATTCAGCACGTACTCACCGTTAGAGAGCATAGCCGGGATACTATCAGAGACAGAAGTACCACTACCGTTAACCGCCCCGCCGGTAGCAAGTTGCGCAATACCCGACGCTGCTTTAGCAATACTCATTTGTCCGGCTACAATCGCACCAGCTCCAGCTGCAGACCACGGATTAGCGGCGATAAGAGCTGCCGTCGCGTTGGCCGCCATGATACCAGTTTTCCCTGCCTGTGCGGCCGCTTGCGCTTTAGCATTTGCAATTTCAGTAGCACTGTTCGATGCTGAAAGTGATTTGATAATTCCTAAGTTTGCGATGGCCTTTTGTAGTACATTTTTAATTAATGTGTTCAATAAAGTGTTTCCTAAATTTATAAAAACACCCGCCAGTGATTGTCCCTGTGTGATGCAGTTAGCAATTCCACTTGATAACTGTGTTTGTACTGTATTTGCCATCGAAGCGAATGTTTCTTGCATATACGTTCCCCATTCGACAGCCTGCAGCATCATCTCATCGTGCAGAGCGGTGCGGACTTCTGATAGCGCTTGTTCATTTGCAAGAGTAGTAGCATAGCTTTCCCCTGTAATAGCGTCTTTTTCCGCCATCATTTCTGCATATGCTTGCAGACTTTCGGCATTATTAGCTAATTCAAGCTGATGTTTCGCATTCTGAACAGCCAGTTCACGAGACAGCATTTTTTCTTGTGTCTGCTGATTCAGCCGATCTATCGCCGCTTGTGCTTCTTGCTCAACAGCTACCCGGCTACTTGCCGCTTCCTGCGCTGCTTGTATTGCCTGATTCTTGTTGCTTTCATAATCAGCGGTCAGGTTATTTTTCTTAGCAAGAAGCAGGTCAAGATTCTGTTGCCCGTTATCTCCGGCGGTACCATTGTTGATCTTTTCCTGTGCTTTAGCAATTTTCTCCGTCAGAGCCGCAAGCTGTGACTGATAAGCAACCGTCTTTTCTCCTGTTTCGGAATACTCTAATGCTTCTTCGTTTGCCTTTTTTTGGAACTCATCAAACTTGGCCAATGCGGCACCGATAGATTGCGCTTTCTCTCTCGCCGCATCAAGGAGTTTGGTGTAAGCACTTACTTTATCGGTATCCACCTGTGATTTAATTTCCATGCGGATTTTTGAGACAGCAGAACTATTATTCTTACCCATTCCGTAAGCGTCGGCAATAGCCTTGCCGATTTTCGCCAGTACCTCATCACGAAGAGGAATAACCGCTTCCGGTCCTGCTTCACCGACAATAGCCGGAGTGCCATGTTTTAACTGCCCGCCATTGGCCAGTGGAACCAAACCACCAACAAGACCACCAGATGCCATGCCGAATACGCCGCCTTTAGCGTACCCGTCGCCGGACTGTCTTACACTCTCTATCGTTTCTTTTTGAATGCGAACTAATGTGTCAATAGGATGTGACAAGAAATCTTTCAATCCCTGCCACATGTTTTTTACCGTATCAATAGCACTCTGGAACTTTGTCTTTATCGCATTACAGCAGCTATCGACAAATGAAGAGATACCGGACATCACTTTATTAGCTACATTCTTGAGATAATCCCAGTTTTCGACAACGAGTACTATTGCCGCAACAATGAGCGACAGTGCAGCAAGAATCGGATTTGACATGCACGCAGCACGGAATAACAATGCCGCCCCTTTTGCCGCAATAAAAGCATTTCGAACCATAGCTATCCCACCGGCGACAGCATTCCACACCCCGATAGTTCCGGCAATGCTCGTGATGACTAATATTAGATTTTTGAGAGCTTCAGAATTTTCTGTAACGAATTTCCCAATTTTTTGAAATCCGGAAACCATTGCGTCAACCACCGCACCCATCGTGGGATCAATCTCCGTCAGCTCATCAATGATAGCCTGCTTGACGCCGACATCTTTCATTGCCTCTTTGATGTTGGTGACATGCATTTTAAATCCCTGCGCAAGCTCTCCGAGTGCATCAAGCCCGCCTCTCACATCAAATGCCTCACTGATGATGTCACCGACAGCGGCCATACTGTTTGTAGCCGCCTCTTCGATATTTGAGAATTTCCCCATCAATGTGTTTGCGAGACTTTCCGCAGCGCCACCGGTTTTTTCAGCCATCGCTTCAAAGAGCATATCCATCGCTTCTTGCGTAAGCTGCCCCTGAGAAGACATCTCTTTTAATTCAGCTACGGATAGCCCCATTTTTTCAGACAGCAATTTCCAGGCAGGGATGTTGGCATTTGTCAATTGCATCATGTCCTGTGCGCCAATTCTGCCCGCCATCTGCATTTGTGCAAGAGCGGTATTGGCACGGTCGATTTCATCTGTCGTGAGACCGTAAGCGGAACCTAAATCTACAATCTTCTGAATTTTTGATGCTGCCGTGTCTACATTGTCGCCAAGATTGACCCATGCCCGAGCCATCGGCATGAGCTGCGTTGTATCGTAAGCGGACGCTTCACCAATCCCCTGAATAGTTTTGATCAGCCTTTCAGCTTCACTGTTTCCGAGAGTAAAGGATAGCCCTTTCTTAAGCAGTTCCATATTAGCTGCAGCTTGCAAAGCGGCCTTTCCCACGCCGACAATAGCGCTTACGGTAAACGCCGCAGACACAGCTGCACCGACTTTAGCAAGAGTTCCCGGAATGGATCCTACATCCTTGTTAAGCTTTTGTACCTCTTTGTCGGCATTTTTAGCACCAGCCGCTAAATCATTCATTGAACTGTTGGACGCTTTAACTTTAGATACACTCTGCAGCGCGCTTTTGACCTTGTCTGTTTCTCTGACGGCTTGTCCGCCATCTGCAGAAATAGTCACTTTTATATCATGATTTGCCACCAAAATCCCCCCTTTCTGCTCGTTTCACTAATTTAATCGCTCTTTCGATATCTGCATTTGTCGCCTTTTTTTCAAAGACATCAGGGAATAATTTTTTTACGGTAATCGGACGTTTCGGTGCCCGGGTGCCACCGTTGATAATCGGAACCGTCAGTAGCGATCCGATAAAGATTTTTTTGTTATTCACACGGCGGGCATATCCGTTTGCCCGCATATTAATTTCATAAGGAGTAGCACCTCCGATTTCTATTGATGTCATCTTCAATTCGCCGTAACATACCGGCAAAACAGTCAAAAAATAGTCCGCAAGCGTTTTTATTTCTTCTGTTTCGCCAGTTTCTCGTTTTTTGGTGTATCCTCGCCAACATCAACATCATCAATTCCCAGCGTTTCAAGTAAGTTTTTTGTTCCTGCGGGGCCTAATATTCCGCAGGCAGCGATAGCAGCAGTGTAAAGCTTGATTGTTTCATCAAGACCTGCTTCACGCATATACCCCATCGTGAGATTCTGCGCTTCTGCGCGATCCATGATTTCCCCAGCGCATTTCAGCCCAATCCAAAATGCATCAATTAAAACGCTCAAAGTCGGAATAGGCTGATTTGTAATCGTAGCCAAAAAACCGCCCGGCATTCTTGCTTCCAGCTGTTCAAGTCCGGATAAAGTGAAAAGGAGAGCGTGTTCGCTCTCCCCGACTTTAAACCAGACTTTCCGTGTAATTCGGTCAAGTCTCATATTAGCCTCCAATTGTTACCGTAGCACCGGTCATTACGCCTTTTACATCTGCAATCTTTGTAACTTTTTCGTAAAAAGTCGGCGCACCAACCCCTTTTAGCTTGATCGTGAAAGTAACCATGTCGTCATGCGGCGTGGTGTCAGAAATATCGGTAATAGAATACCAGTTTCGTTCTGCAGTACCGTCTGTCGTGAAATATCTGCAGATATCCACTACCTCGCTCTTGATAAATGCATCTTTCAATGCAGCATAAGCTTCATCGGCTTTTGTTGCGATACATTCAAGAGAAAGTTCAGTAGATCTAATCCCGGCATAGCTTTCCCCCCAACCGCCTGAATCTTTACTATTTGCGTCAATTTCATCGGCACTCATAGATAAATCAGCAGTAGTCTGTCCGCCGAACAAAGACCACTGCGGTAGTGTTTCTGTTGCACCAGTTCCGTAGTTTAAATACGCAAGGACATCTTTACCCTGAATTTTGCCGGCGTTCGCACTTCGCGTTGCTCTTACTTTCCCAGCCATATTTCATTCTTCCTTTCTTTATAGCCATTCGTTTACTTCATATTTCAAAATCGCGGCCCCGGCATTGCCTCTCACGCCAGGTGCCGTTCCAAAAACAATCTTTTTGACAGTGCTATTCTGCACCGTACCATTAAGATCAAAATTATCTAACAACGATTCACGCACTCGCATAGACAGCTCATCAACCTTTACCGTTTTGGAATCCGGAACAATAAGATAGATACTGTATTCTATGGCAGCATACTCACCGCCTTTTGTCGGACTTTCAAAGCTAACCTCATCAGCGGTAACCGTTCCCGATGGTTTGATGGGAGTGACGGGCCCGTTCAATTCAAAAGACCAATCGATATTCGGAAATGTTTTTTTCAGATAATCTTTCAGTGCTTTTGTTATTTCTCTCAAGCTCGACTGATTTTCACTGTACGTGTCCATGCCCCCCGCTCTCCTTCCTCATCGGTATCCGTTTCTTTCATAAAATCTGCCCGCGTTAATAGCTTTGTGATATCTTCCGCCTGTTGCCGATATAGCTTATATTTTCGCTCATAAACGTCATCTTGCCGATTTCCGTCTATCGCTACAGTAGGATCCGTGCCAACAAGAGCAAGGCAACAATCACGGCAAGCAATTAACACAGCGAGCCTTTTTGTCAAAGGACGTGCTACAGCATTCACAACACCGTAAACGGCAGCTAAGCGGTTCATGTGTTCGTTCGCCCCTGCGATCTGTTCTGCAGTCACGCGCCCGCGCAAAACCTCATCGGCAATGTCGGATTCTTTTACAAATTCAGCCATGTGTCACCTCTTTACCAATTCCGTCGCGATATCTTCTTTTGCCAGTTCGGCATAACGGTCAAAAGTAGCCAGTACCTCTCTTTTTTTATCGTCCGCTGCGGTGTATAAGAACGGATCACCTTTATATCCCGGATGATTTACTGACCGGGCAAATTGAAAAGCGCCGTTCTTCACCCACCGCAGTGCCTTTTTTCCATTCGGCACGATTCGGTGCGGAGCACTACCGTTATGTACAAATCCTGCATAAGCGGCTATGCCGTTATCGATAAACACCTCACCGGATAAATCATTTAACATTCTTGTATTAACCGCTCTTTCGAGCTGTCCAGTTCTTGATTTAAACCTGTGATTATCCTGCGCGTACTCCGCCACAGTCAAAGTGCTCTCTTTAACCGCCTGCCTTAGCCGCTTCTTGAAGATATCCGCGGTACTCATTCCTCATCAGCAGCTTTGGCTCTTGAGGAACGCGTCCTTTTCGGCTTCTCCGGCTTCTCCGGTGACTCTTCGACCAGTTCACCGGCCTCTGGTTCAGATTCGACCTGTTCAGCTGCATCCGCTGCCTCTGCTTCGGTTTCAGGAGTTTTAGGAGCTTCCGGCGGTACTTCTGCAGCTTCATCTTCAATTACGGTATATCCATGCTCCTTGAACCACTCAATTAAATAGGCGTCAGAAGTTTCTCCGACGCCTTTAACGAATGTCACAGAAGCGCTTTCACCGTTATAATCCTTATTCAGTGCTATAATCTGTGCCATTTTGTACCTCCTTATTTAACTTTGATATTTCTAAGAACTGCAGCCGCCTTCGTTGCTTTCAGTGCAACAGCAGCAACCATTTCCACTTCGCCCGACTTTACAGCCCCGGGTGTTTTGAAATCAGGCAACCAAGACTGTACCGGTGCTACGCCCGCCATCGAAACAGCATGGAAACCATCAATACCAAAGCGCACAGCGTATAAAGAAGTCGTGCTTTTTGCGGTATCAATCGGCACAACGGGATCATTAGACCCGGATTTTGCGCCAAGATTGACAATCGGAATACCATTATACGTGAGAACAGGACGGCCGAAGTCATCTTTCGTTTCGGTATACACTACCGCACGACGAGCGACGGCTTTAAATTTCGTGAAGAGTGCCGCATTCATGAGAAGCGCGGACGGCTCGCCATCCATTAGTCCTAAGCATTCATCGAGAGTGTCGAGGAATGTCCTATAATTGCTGTCAATAGCAGACCCGGAAGACAAATCAATTGGCGCTGCAGGTTTGTATTCCGTAGAAGACCCGGCCAACGCTTTTTCCAGTCCGTCGAAAGTCTTGTTGTTTGTCCCCGTATCGCCGTTAATAACAGTATCATTCCAAAGCGCGGATGCCGCTTTGATTTTCTGCTGCATCTGGAAAGTTACCTCATTCTCGACACCCCCCATCTTCGCGATGACGCGGTCTACTTTGTAGGAACCACCGAAAATCGCCAGATTGACGGATTTCTGTTCTTTTTCGGCTTCCTGTGCAGTGTACTCTTCGTTAACGGCTCGGAAGTCTGCTTGGGGCTGTGTTTTCACGCGGTTATATGCGTAAGTCAGCGTAGCTCCGCCGCCTACGGGGGCTACTACGTCATCAAAAATAATATGATTCCAAATAAAATTTGATTTTGCGTACTCATCAATGGTCATTGCCTGAAGATCATCCAGTACGTTGAGTTTTGCCTCTGCTAATGTTACCGGCATGTGTTTTTACCTCTCTTTTCTTTAAAAAATTACTTGTTTAATGCTGCCGCAACTGCCGCACGTAGTCCCTGCGGCTGTGATTGTCTCCCGTTTCCGCCGTTGCCTCCGCCGCTTCCCGGATTCTGCGTGTCTTTTACCGCCCACGCATTATCTTTCAGCCAGCCTGCGGCACCGTCTTCGATAGAGACCTGTTCGTTTTTGGCATTTGAGAATTTGTAAGTACCATCTTCATCCGCTTTAATAGAACCGACCAAGATTTTTGCGATTTCAGCAGGATTAGCCGCGTTGCCTTTTGTAAGAGCGGCCACGGTCTGCTGCATAATGTCAGCCTGCACACGTTTAGCCTGCTCTTCTTTTCGTGCGTTTTCAGCCGCTTCGTACTTTTTGTTGAGTTCATCCAACTGTTTCTGCATTTTATCGGCGGCGGTTTGGTCTCCTGTACCTTTTGCCGTGAGCTCTTCTACCTTTGCGGTAAGTTCGGTAATCTTCGCGTCAGCTTCGTTTTTAGAAGTGCGGAACTTTGCGGATTCTCCGTTCAGTCGTGAGATCTCCGTTTTTACGGCTGATATCATTTCCGACCCGTTTTCTAACTTACCTAACGCTTCATACAATTCTGCCAATGTCATAATAAGTACCTCCTGTGTACTGTAATAATGGGCTCCTGTCCCAACAAAAAAGACCGTTCTTTAACGCCTGCGGACGGGCCCCTGTCCCGCGAAAAGGCAATATAAAAGCACTCGTTATGAGTGCTTTTTAGCCAAACTTGCCAAAATGTGCTATAATAAAATCAAATAAAAAGCTATTCGGTAGCCCATTTAAAGATATTTTATATCAAGGTTGCCGGATGGCTTTTTATTTTTCGTATTTCTTTAATATCTTCATATTTTTTATCAGCGTGATAGATTTCACAAAATCCGTCCTTTCGGATTTAAACACTCTTTCTATCTGTGCATTGATATCTGTTTCGGATAATCGGGTTCTATCTGCACAAATTATGAAGTTCTCGGCTTGACCTTTGCTTTTCTTAATCAAATCAAAAACGGTATTCTTTCCTGCACCTTCCGGCGTTTTCAAATCATACCACTTGTTACGGATAATGTAATCGGGAGTTTTAACTCCTTGCGGAAAGTTAACCCTCGGTACTAACCCAACGGTAGCTTTTAGTTCTTTCGCCAAAATATGCGCGATTTTTTGTTCGTATTCAGTATGATCCAGCACAATGTGCTTTCCATCAATTTTATACACGTTTCCATTGACAGTAATCGAATCTAATTCAATTACTTGAAGCAGCGGTATCCTGCTTTTCATCTTTTCGCCTCTGTATCCGCGTGCTTTTTCTGTCCAGCTCCGCCCGGCTTTGACATCTTTTTCACCGTATACACCGAGTATTCTTTGACGGTTCGGCAGTGTCTGTTTATTCAACCATTCTCTGCCGCCATCTTCTATTCTTGCGCGCGGCGTTTCGCTTTTTAGCAGTTTAGATCCCGCCATCACAGGGCGAAGATGACACATACAATTCGGATGAACAGGAAGCGTCGGCACTTTATCTTTCGGAAATATCCCAGGCCCCATACCGTATAAGTCGGCTTCGGCATACATGTCGCAGATGTCGCAAAACGGATGCGCCGTGGACATCTTCCATTTGAACGCTATACAGTCTTCATCACTTGCCCATTTTGCTATAAAACCATCGTTATATGCTCTTGCCATCTCGGTACGTGCGATACGTCGCGCAAAGTACCGCGTGCGCTCCTGTGTCGCTGTATAGACTGCTTTTTCAATGCGTTTTTCATTTCCTGACAGTACAGCATTCTTTACTTGTGTGTACGCGGCTTTCAATCCCTGTACATTCAGCTTTTTCAAATTGCGTTCTACCGCCCGCAGCGTTTTATGAAACTCTGCGCCGCCGTACTCTTTTGCTTTCGCAATCTGTGTCAGCTGCTTTAAAAAATTAGGAATATCTTGTTCCGGCAGTGTGTGTCCGTAGCCGTACCCATCAAAAAGAGCCAGCGCCGCTTTCTGCACAGTCTGCCCCTTTTTCACCGCTTCGGCGATAACCGCGGCGGCTTGTTTTGTAACTTCCTTTGCACCTTGCGTTGTTCTTTTTGACAATGTCAATCCGTCAGCTGCCCATACCGCAGTAGACGCCTTTTTTAATAGCGGTTTAGCAACTCCGACCGCGCCGCCTCTTTTCATTTCACCAATTAGCTGCGGTTCTATCTCACCCTGCATGATTTTCATGACAGGATACTTTTTATATGCTTCATCAACGGCTTGTTTCGACGTTTTCCCCGCTTTCAAAAGCCGTTTTATTTCTTCTTCGAAAGCTTTAATCGTCTTGTCCGTTTCCGTCAGGATCATCTACATCACCGTCTTCAAATGCGCTGTTCTGTTTGCTCTCTTCGATAGCGGTCGCGACTTCTTCAATCATTTTGTCATAAGTTTCCGGCGGCAAATTCGGCATGTACGCTTCCAGCACTTTTTTCAGAACTTCCAGCTTGTACGTCGGACTGTCAAAGCCCAACTCAAGCGCTGCTGCCGCATTAGACAGTGAATCAACAACATCATTAATTTTAAAGTCACGCGGGTATTCGCAGTTATAATCGACCGTTTCCCCAGACCACATCTCAAATAATTTAACGATGGCTTCGTCGGCATCCTCGCAGCGTACCGCAAAATCTGCCAGCCGCTTATTTGTTTTCTCAAAATCCCATTGCTTAGCTACGCCCGATTTACTCTTGTCACTTTGTACACCGATAACCGAATCCAGCCCGGACATACGGAACATTTCTTTAATGATCCTGTCCATCTGTTCTGTCAGCATTTCGGCGGGTGCGGCGGGCGGCGCTATGAAATCAGGCGTATGCGACGCGTCAGCCGGATAGATAAGCGCGTTATTCGTGCCGACCGTTACTTCGCCGGTGCCGTCATCGGGCATTGTCAGAATACCGAAAGCCTGATCTCTCAAGAGTTGAGTATGCCAGCTGCAAAGCTGATAAAGAAAATAATTTGCCTGTGCTACCGAAAGATATTCCGACGGCGGTTTAATAATTTTTCTGTCCGTGTTTCTTGCAAGCCACTGCACAACCGGAACACAACCTATATTGTGATTTCCTGTCGTTTTGCCGTCGCCATTCCCGATTGCCCATGAGTTCTGTGTCCAAGTATACGTCTCCGTACTTTTCGCGTTTGCCCCCACTTGCGATGTTTCTGTGTATTGAAACATCGTTAAACGGCCGTATCGGTCGATTGCCCAGTTTTTAATCTGCGACGGCGTGACGATTTTTAGAAACGGCAGCTTGCGTCCTGCGACAGCGTCACTTCTTCGTTCAGCCAGCTCGTCACTGTTATCAACAACAATATATGCGACGCCATATAATTTTGCTTGCAACGCCGCCGATTTACAAAAATCCTGATAATCCGTGCCGGTTCTGTCGCAGTCATCAAGAAATGCCTGAAACAATGTGGAACCGTTATAATCACGCTTGATATCGTTCTTGAAAATCGGATCTACTGCAGCATTGACAATTGGTCCTGTATAGTTAAGATAGTACGCCAGCCCCTGCCTATCTCTATAGTTTGCCGGGTCTTCCCGCGGATGTTGCCTGAGTCCGGCACCGTTTTCGAAGAGCCCAGTACCAAAATATGCATCTGTCAGCAAACTGTATTTATCCATTTGTCACCTCAATATAAATTACTTCTTACCGCTTTCACTTTAAACCGTGCCGGCATTAGGTCTTCACAGCCGTACCGGACGGCATCTATCGCGTGATTGTTTTTATCCGGATAAGCAGATATATACTGTCCGTCGCGCGTTGTTTCGTATTCGTACGTCACAAATTCTTTGTACGTGTTTGGACACCGTTTTTTATCAATCACGATAGTAGACAGCCCCTGCAGCCACCTCATACCGAAGTCAACGCTGTCAGGACCTTTCTTTGCAGCAATCACTCTTAAGCTTAATTCATTAAGCTCTTTAATCGACTTCGGATCTGCGCTATCCGCACGGATTAATGCTGATTCGGTGATTTTCTTTTTTATCTTTCCGGCGGCCATTCGGTTTGTCAGTTTCGGTTGATAGATTTCATCGAATATATATAAAATTTCCCTTTTCGCATCGTAGTGCATAGACACAAAAGCCAGAGGATCCACTGCGAAGCCAAAATCCAAACCGTAGCGCCTGCGGTCAAATTGCCTTATTTCTTCATCAGAAATCCGCTTCTCTATAACGTTCTCAAAAACAGCTCCGCCGGTACCAGTAATTTCACCGAGATACTCATGCTTGTAAGCCGTTTCATTTTTCGCTTTGAGTTTGTCCGCCTCATAAATGAACTGCGGTCCTAACCAATCGGGATTGACACTTAAGTAGTCCGAACGATGGACAAGTCTATCTTGTTCATCAAGCAGCATTTCCTCATTAACCCAGTTGTTCGCCGATTTCGGCGGATTGTAAGAAAAGAAGCACCAGAATTTAGATCCGCCGCGCATGAGAGATTGATTCAAATTGCGAATTTCTTCCATCCCCGCGAACTGGTCAAGTTCTTCGTACCAAACCACTCCGACATAACCAAAAGGCAGCTTGATAGACTTGATTTTTGCCTTATCATCGACGCCAAAAAATAAAATCTTCTGCCCTGTCGCTTTCCTTATCATCTCCATTGGACTAATCGTCATTTTCCATTTATCCGCTATGCGCAAAGCATCTAATGCCCATTCCATCTGCGTATATACGGAATTCCTAAGCGTGTTACCCACTTTTCGCAAAATAACTGCGTGGCATTCAGGATTTTGCATAATAAGCAGTGGGATTTCGAGCGACACATAAGAAGATTTCGTGCTTCCGCGACCGCCCGCCAGTACATAATGCGTGTGCCCATGCCGCTTAACGTCGTTATGGACAGAAAAAAAGGACGACGCTATTTTGTCGCTAAGTTTGACCGATATCATCGACAATCTGCACCCCTTCCGCAGAATCTTTTATAAGCTGCTCGCGGCTATTCATAACAGCCACCTCGGTTTTTAATTTGCTAATCCGAGCCAGCTGCTCCTCTTTTCCGAGCACACTGCACATCTCCTCATATTGACGGATCATCGTTGTAAGAGTTCCCATCGCCCTTGACTGTGCATTTAAAAACGCGGTCTCTTTTTGCAATGCCGTGATTTGTTCCACGGATTTTACAATTTCTCTGCGTTGTCCAAAGGTCGGATCCATTACCACTTTGGTCTCCGTCTTTGCCAATTGCGTGTGATCGTTAGCGTCTGCAACATAAAGCAACCGCTGTGCCCGAAGAATTGCCGCAAATTTTAACTTGATATTGGCAAACAAAATATCAAGCGGTGACGCTTTGTCCAGTTCCATAACGAGCTCAAGCGTTTCCGCCGGAAGATACTTTGCAAAAATACCATGTTTTACAGCATTACGGTTGCCGTATGGAGCACCGCCTTTGTTTTTACCGTGCCCCTTTGCCTTCGGCTTTAAGACCTTACCGGCGGCGGCTGCTTTTTTGTTCCAGTATCTTCGCGCCCAGCTCATGACCGTTGCAGGCTTAACGCCGTACTTTTTCGCAATATCCTTGTATTCAATCCCCGCTAAGTAATCCTCATAAGCCTCGTCCCGCTTTGTCACATAATCACCACCTCACAATTCAAAGTTGTTTTGCAAACGTAGGTTTTTATGACGTTTACAAATAGATTTTTGTAATTACTCTCCCGGCATCAAATCGCTATATTTTATAACTTTTCCGCCACGGTTTACCGTAATATTTTCGTCCTTTGTAAATTCAACATAACGCCGAACAATCACATCACAATAAACCGGGTCCAGCTCCATCGCAGCACATCTTCGCCCTATCTGCTCACACGCAATAAGAGTTGAGCCGGAACCGCCGAACGGCTCAAGCACAAGATCCCCGGCTTTGCTCGAATTCATAATTCCTCGGGCACACAGTGCAATCGGCTTCATTGTCGGGTGCTCTCCATTTCGTACCGGTTTATTAATCCGCCAAACAGTATCGAGAGCCGTCGCGTCATTATGCAGTATCTCAAATCGGGGTACCCGCAGAATAACATGCTGTGTATCAGTCTGCAGATGGACTATATACCCATCAGCCTCTTTCTCAATCTCAAGCGGCAGCTGATCATCGAGTACGGTCGATTGCTTGCGTCCTCCGTACCACTCGTGTCCGTCTCCCGGCTTCCAACCATACAAAATCGGTTCGTGCCTCCATTGATAATCCTGCCGGCCAAGGACAAATGTATTTTTTACCCAAATGATGACTTGTTTTAATAAAAATCCGGAGCCTGCAAATGCCGCGCGGAATATATGCCCCAGCGCATCCGCATGACAAACGTAAGCCGGCGCACCAACCTTAACATGTTCATACATCGCAGCAAAAGCCGCCGAAAGAAAATCCGCAAAATCATCGTCCGACATCTTATCATTCATGATAGTTAGCTTGTCTTTGGTCTTCCCTTCATAAGCGATATTATACGGCGGATCAGTAAAAATCATATCGGCCAGTTCGCCATCTAAAAGATGTGCCATGTCAGAAAGACTAGTGGAATCACCACACATAAGACGGTGCCCCCCAAATTTCCAAACATCGCCCGGCTTAGTCATAGTAGCCTTAGCTGCTTCTTCTGCGGCCTCTTCCGGGTCGAAATCGTCATCATCGATTTCACGGTCATCATTCTCCGTCAGTAGCCGATCTATTTCTTCCTGCGTGTAGCCGGTTAATTCTTTCATGTCGCCATCAATCTCAGACAGCAGCCCGGCCAACACTCTATTATCGATTTCAGCCAACTCCGCTATACGATTGTCGGCAATCAAATCGGCCCACTCCGCAGCCTCGTCCTTGTAGTCCTGCAGATCGACTGGTACAACATCCAACCCAAGCCTCTGTGCAGCAAGCAGTCTGCCGTGGCCACGTACAACAAAACCGGAGCGCTTGCTGACCGTAATCGGAGTGCGCCAGCCTTGTGCCTTTATAATTTTTGCCAGCAGGTCAACCTGAGAATCGCTGTGCGTATTCGGATTCCTCGGATTCGGAACCACCGAATCAATCGCCATCATCTCCGTGTAAGCACAATGAACTTGTATCTCTTTTTTCATAAGCCTCTCCACAAAAAATGCACGAAAAAACGCCTTAGTCCTCATCAAGATTGGCGTTTTTTCGTGTTATGAAATTATTAGGGAAGAAAGAATGAATCTTTCTGTCACTCTTACACTATCATAATACCACATTTAAAAGTCGCATTTAGTCGCAACTTTCATTTTTTGAGAAATTTCTTGAATCGCTTTGTCTCTCATCCGCATGCACGTGCTTCTGTCAAAATTATGATCCAGTGCAATTTTTTCCCACAAAATATTCATAAAATATCTATCAATCATGATAGACTTCTGCTCTGGATCTGACAATAAAGAGAGCAGCCGGAACCCTCTTGCGATCATGTCACCGTATCTGTTGAGCTCTTTTATCCGCAGTTCTTCTGCTTGTGCCATCTTCTGTTCAAAAGCGATGACGATATCCGATAAATCAGAAGACGTTCCGCCGTCGACCGGCTCCTTATCGTATCGACAACCCTTAAGTGAGAACAGATCCATCTCGTATTGCTGGCGGTATTGATTGAGCGAATCGATATGCTTTCTACAGCGTCGAATCTCTTCAAAAAACGCTTCGATATCATTACGTACCCGTTTTGATTCAAAATGCAATTTAACTGCCGTTTTTTCATACGTCGGATCCGGATTATGAAAAATGCCCGGTCGCATTCCGTTATTCATCATCTTCTCCTCTCAGCATTTTCATAATTCTCTTTCTATTTGCTTCTGCTTCTTTTTCTGTTCTGAAACAGTTTCCGGTACATCGGTTGAGGCAATCAAACGTCAGATCTCTAAAAAATCTCGCTTTGCTTATTCTTCCATCACGATGGATATAAAAATACAATTCCCCATCTACTGCGCCAATTTTATTCATTTCAATCTACTCTCCTTACTCAAAACTCATGATATGGTTCCCTATCTCATAAGTCACATTCACTGTAACCGCATTACCCGCCTGCTTATACAACTGTGAATTGCTGTTTACCGCCTGTGCTTTATCAAATTGTTCATCTGTAAAACCTTGCAGTCTCCAGCACTCCCTCGGTGTTAGTTTCCGAATATAGCACATATTCCCATCATTCAGCATAATGCCGTGCCTGTCTTCTGCGGTAATGGTAAATGCCGGTTCTCCGTCTTCTTTTATTCGACGCCCGTTCTGCCTTTTGTTAATTCTGTCTGGGGTGAGTACCGCACACACTCCGCTTTTTTCGGCCGCATTTGGCAATCCAGTAAACTTCTTTCTCATGACCTTTGGCGGGCTTTTATAATCCGTGGCTGTCAAACTTCCAACGTTCCCACTGTCTGCGTATACAACTCCCCTCTGGCCATACTCCGGGATTTTACCCACTATATACAATCCTGTTTTTGCACCACTACCGCCACCTTGTGAAGATAATGTACAAGATAAACTCAAATCATACACTCTTTCTCCTTGCACCCCGCCTATAACCTGCTTAATAACTCTTTCACTTTTTCTGGCTTTAGGTAGTAGCCATCGTCCACCTGTTTTTCCAAGATATCCAGCAATATACACTCGCTCTCTGTTTTGAGGTACTCCGTAATCTTTTGAGTTGTACACTCTCCATCCAACACTGTACCCTCTTTCTGCCATTTCAGACAGCACTGTGAAGAATCCCCACCCCCCCCTCAATAGAAAGCAGATTTTTAACGTTTTCAGCGATAATCCATCGGGGTTTATTCTCTTCTGCTTCATCAAGGAGCCGCATAATCTCAAAAAATAATCCGCTCCTTGTTCCTCGTTTAATGCCTTTTTGTTTTCCCGCAATAGAGACATCCTGGCATGGGAATCCGAATGTCCAAACAGTAGCCCTTGGTAACTCCCATCCTCGCACTTTTCGTACATCATCTTTAAACCACAGTTCCTCCGTATCATAAATTGCTCTATAACTTTTTTGTGCGTATTTATCAAACTCGCACCAGCCGATACATTTCATTCCTGCTTTTTCAAATCCGCTGTGGAATCCGCCAATACCGGCAAAGAAGTCTATGAACGTCATTCCCATTTTGTTAATTCTCTCCTGTCTTTAGTGAAGAATTTTTCACAAACACCGTCCACCAGGCATCCAAAATTTTCATGCTTCATTTCACCTCTGCGTTTTATTTTCTCCTCCACCACTTCTGACATCCGATTCTCATTAGCCCGATTTTTACTTCAATCGGGATTTTATCCACCTTGAAATATTTCGGCTTCTTTTCAATAGAACACACATGTTTATTGACTACAATTATTCCTGCCTCCGGGAATTTATCATTAAGTTTTTTGTGGATTTCATCTTTTTTGACTGCATATAGTTCTCCATCAAACGCATAATAAACGCTTCTTGTGTATTTAGTTATGTGATTTTCTTTTTTACGGAAATCTGCTAAAAAATCGCTGTAACTACATTTACATTCGATTTCATTCATATAATCGTTTCCGTTTATTGTGATTAAATCCGCTTCGTGCCTGATCCCCTCAAATGGATAATCAAACCTTTCTAAATCCCCTCTCTTGTTATATTTTGGAATTTTACAGCTTGCCCATGCAAAACTAATATTAGGTATGGTTATTTGTTTTATACCAAAGAAGTTAGCAACACGGTACTGTATCTCTGCTTCCTTGTTTCCTTTTGGCAAGATCTATCTACCTCCGTAAAAATCAAATTTTTATTTCTGTTACACATATCTTTAAATAGCCTGCACTCTGTGAGTACCATTTCCGACACGTCACTTCAATGACCTGCTTATCATCTTCATAAGCCACTCCGTTTAGTGCGTCTAAGACTGCCTTCAAAATGTTGTCTATATCGGGCTTCTTTGCCGGTCTGCTAATGTTATGTTTACACGCCAGCCGCTTTCCTTTCATGTAGGATTTTGGAATTGAGAAATAAGCATTGACCGTCACAGAAACATAGCTATCTATCGGAAACATTTCTCCGCCGGCTGCTAAAAAAGCAGCTTTGATCTGTTTTTCATACTTTGCTGTTTTTGCTGGTGTATAAACTGTGCCGCTCCGTCTGCTGAACCGCGGCCTTGCTTTTCCTTGAGGCTCTCCTTCAACGATAAATTCCATCCCACCACCTCAGAACGGCAAATCATCATTTTCCATCTGTGGCGGCAGTTCACTCTGCGCCGTTCCGAACTGCTCAAAATTGCCTGTTCCTGTTCCCGCTTCTGCTGCTTGTGCCTTCTTGATATTCAAAGGGCTCGCGACAAACTCGGCGACAATCTCCGTCATGTATTTTTTATCGCCGTCCTTGCCGTATGAGTAACTGCTGTATCGCCCTTCGACAAACACCGGCATCCCTTTCTGCAGCTGGTTTCCGATAGCTTCTGCCCACGGCGACCATGCTTTTACTCGTACATAATCCGTAAACTCCTGCTTCTCTCCGTTCTGATTGACAAAATACCGATTAACCGCTACCGTCATCGTTGCTACAGTTTTCCCGGATGATGTGTTCTTGATTTCAGGATCGCGGACAAGATTTCCGCAAATCTGGCAATTGTTCATGTTTAGCATTTTTCATTCTCCTTTTCAGATATAAACGTCTATTCTCCCTGATTCATAAGCGCTCGCTATTTTAAAAAAAGCATTTCTTGCATTTTCTTTCGTTTCGTATTCCAGCTCAAGCTGTTTGTACGTTCCGGGCATGTAGATGATAAGATTTTTTCCTTTTTGCTCAACATACGACGGATTCATTACGATAATATCCTTTTCTTCTGACACAACCATAAATCGATTATTTCCCATATTTCAGCCTCCTGTTCACACCTGTTACTTTAATAATGTACGGGTTCAGCATCTCGAATATCCGCGATCCGATTGCCTCGTCCGATTTTGTAATCTGGTTTAGACTGTATTCACTTGATATAATCGTCGGGAGGTTTCTTACGTACCGCTCGTTGATGATGTCAAACATAATTTGCTTGTCTTGCTGCGCTATATCATTCCCGACCAACGCTCCCTTGAATAAATCATCGATATAGAGGTACGGCTTGGTTTTTGGGGTTTCGATCATATCAAGATAGCTATTCAAATCTTTGTACATGGCAGATTTTATCTTTTGAATTTCATTCCGATACTGCCAGTAATAATGTTCTTTCCCCAGCGCTTGGCAGGTCGCTATGCACAAGTGCGTTTTCCCTGTTCCAGGTCTGCCGAATACTCCCATTCCCCTTGCATCTTTGTTTGCAAGAAACCGTAAGGCTATTTCTTTCATCCTGCGGGATTCTTCCGTATCTGTTGCAAATGTCTCGAACGTGTATCGCCTGTAATCATTTTCGGTGATACCGCTTCGCTTCATCCACCTTTTCTGATCAGCCTTTGCTGTACAGTCCGGACATAACATAGCAAATGTGGATCCGTTTTCCTTTACGGCTATGAACCCGCGGTCTTTACAGCGATTGCAAGTGTATTGCGGTTCTTCCGTTTCATCTTTTTTCAAATTTGCGATGATTCTGTTTATCGCTTCATTCACTGTTTCCATATCCCGAGCGCCTCCTTTCATAATTGTCTATCAGGTCTTCGAACTCCGGGATGTCGTAATCCTTTTCACTATTCGGTGTTTCATTCAAGTATCCCTCAAACTTTGTGCCGAATAGTGTTTCCGGTCGCAGATACCGTTCCATCTTTTCGTTTCCCAGCCAGTCATCGCATTTCTTTTCGATAACCGCCTTGAAATCCTCGACCGTGAATCCTTCCTTGAGCCTTGCTCTAATCAGTCTCACCGTTTTAGGCGTTTTTACCTTATAGTGTTTTCCTGTCTTTTTGTTCAAGTAAAAAATAATTTCATCAGTTGCTTTTTGCTGTCCACCGTCGGGCTTGCCCGACAATGTATTTATATCTCTATCTCTATCTCTATCTCTATCTCTATCTCTGGTGTACTTTTGCTGTACATTTGTACAATCGATAACCTGTGGGCTATCAATCAGAGCCTTTCCTTCGTCGGCTATCTTTTTTCTGTATTCCCTGATTCTGTCGGCTTCGGTGCTCCCTTTTCCGATAAAATTTTGAATATCAGTTATATAGATTGCACCATTATCGAGAATCTCAATTAATCCCAGCTCCTTGAATATCGATATTGCTTGTTTAACTATCCCGACAGGATGACCTGTGACACTTGATATCATTTCTGGGCTGTAAGGGATTTTACCGCCGAGCATAAGTCTCCCGTCAGTTTTCAGGCTGCGCAAATACAACTTCAAGAGTATATTGCTGTACAAATACCCATCCGGCATCCCCTCTATGATTTTCATTTCTTCGCTATCAAAGAAATTTTCTTTTAGCCGCAGATAATAATATTTCTTGTTATCACTCATAACTGTCACTCATTCCAGCGGATACAGAGTCCCGTCTACATACTCATAAATCCGGATTCCTTTCGCATTTGCGTAACCGTATTCCGCCATGCATCCGCGGCTATGCCGCCAGTATCCGGACAAAATCAGAAGAGTGCAGTTGTTGAGAAGTCTAAAATCGTACCGGAGAATCTCCGTCTCTTTCATCTCCTTTCCTTCCAAGAACGAATACGCATGGAGAGGCGAAATGATCGTCAGGTTGGGGTATTTCTTCATGATTTCATACGCGATGTCTCCTGTTTCCTCTACATTAGCCTCCTTAATTTCTCCCGCAAATACTTTCGCAAATACTTTCGAGCTTTTAGCGACGGGAGCGTAGGGATGGGCCAAGTAGGCCATCCCGCACTCCAGCTTCGGAAGAGGATTTCTCTTAAATTCTTCCATCTGTCACCACCTCCCCCGTTTCTTTATCTACCGCAGGCGGTATCGGATCGAACGGAATTTCTTCGTCATGCGGCGTTTGTGCTTCCGCGTCGATGGTTACCGTTTCGTCCGGCAAGTCCGTCATGTTTTCCGAAATACTGGTTTTAATTGTTTCATCTTCTTTGACTTGTTTTGCGAAATCAGATTTTAAAGGTGCGTATTTCAAAACTTTCTTAAGTACGGTCTTCTTTGCCATTTCGTCAAAATCCGTTTGCCATGGTCCATTTTTATATGTTTTAGACTTCGCCCGCGCAAATTGATCTACATCCTCCCGGCTCATAACTTCGAACCCTTCTCCGCCGTTTTTCAGTTTGATGACAGCGTAGTATAAGATGACCGGTCCCCTGTCTTTCATGGCTGGTACGTGTTTCAGCTTCGGGTTCAACCCAAGCTCGTATTCAAATGTATCGTTTTCGTGCACTTCGTGCGCCTGTATGCTCTGTATTTCACCGCTTCTATAAGCAAGATCAATCAGTCCTTTATATCCAAGCTGGAATTGTACCTGATTACCGTATGGAATCAGGTAGGCCTGCCCGATGGGGGTATTCGGCTCTACACCTAATTGTGCAGCCTGCATCATTGCTCCGAGAAAACTTTCCGGTGTGCATGCCTGCAGCTTTTTATTGCTCGACAGCGCCGTAAATACCATTCGGGTAAACCGTTCCGGTGTAATGACAGATGGAAGGGCTTTCTTGATTTCCGGTTCCATCGCCCGGATCAGCCCTTGTAAAGATGGCTTTTTGTTTTCCTGCTGTGTTTTTACGATTCCTTTTGCTGCATTCATTTCTTATCCTCCTGTTAAATTTGAAAACCTTCCGGATATTTTGTACTTAACGGACGATAATTTGCCCCGTCCTGCTCTGTTTTCCCGCATTTTTTACATTCCATTTTGGGGATCACATTCTGATGAAAATTAGCGTCATCGTATCCCGGTTTTTCCTCTTCATGCCCGCAAAACGGACAGATAAATAATGCTCTGAAATCTCTTCTGTTCTGTGAAAGTATCTCCTTAATTCTCATCTAAACTCCTCCTGTTTTAATTTCATATAATGCGCCCATATCAGGATAGGTTTTCCTGCCGGCGTGTGACCTATTTTTATAAGAGCGGATTCGTTCACCTTATCCGCCAATGTCCCCTTAAGTGGCGGGGATTTTAGCCCCCTTTGTATACTGACTTTTGCGCCTATCTTGAGGGCTGTAAACTCTTCAATGCTCATTAGTAGACCTTCATCATGCGGCCTGCTTCGCCGACTTTGATAAATCCCATCGCTTTGAGTGCCTCATAGCTGCCGCTGTCTTCTTTTTTAACGCGTGATAAGCTAATAGATTCTCTCGGCTTGATTGCCTTCCATGTGACTTTTCTGTCACCGAGGTGCCCGACTTCGTTTTCTCCAAGCAGTGCCATTAATTCATTTTTTGCCGCCTGTATAGCCTCTTTTGCCTCATTTTCTTTTGCTTTGGCCAAGTCATATTTTTCAAAAATCAGCAATGCTTCTTCAGGCAGGTCTATCTCTTTCCCGTTTGGCGTATTGTACAGCCCGACAAGTGTGTGAACTGTAGAATCACTGCCGTCTACCGCAGGCATTGTCTGTTCTGTGACATGGTTCCAAAATTCTTTTTCTTGCTCCCGGATGTACTTGATATCATCTTCGTTACGCATGATCTTCTTTACCCGGAAATCGTTTCCGCCGATAAGCGCTCCGATATACCAGTAATCCGCGCCCGTAACTGCCATGTAATGCATGCACTGGCAGTAGTAGCTGTCTGGTACTGTCATGTCCTGCGGATCGTCTTTATCGCCCCACTGCTTGCCCATGCGCCAGTCTGCCGTTTTGATTTCAAGACCGGCATTCTCTCCGACTATCCAGCGGTCAATATTCGCTAGCATATACGGATAATCGTTATCTCGAAGAGTTCCTCTCCGGCGTACCTTTTTATCTGTAATTTCCTCAAATCTTTGTGCGATTACCGGCTCCATGTGGCTGCCCCACCATACCCTCTCATTTTTCGAGAGATCTTCCGGCTGCATCATTCCTGTTTTTTCTGACCAAAGTGTCAATGCTGATTTATACGGATTGAGTCCGAGAATGCTTCCGCAGTCTGACCCGCCTAATCCTGTATTTCTTACTTTGAGCCAATCCTCATGTGAAGCATCGGCATTCAATATGAGTTCTGCCATTTGTGTAATCCTCCTGTTTTTGTTACAATAGAGGCGGAAATTTACCCATATTTTTCCGCCTGCCGATTGATGCTGCGAACATCAGTCGGCTTTTTCAATTTTGTTGAGTTCGTTAATAATTTCAAATAGAATTTCTTCACGTATGCTTGCTTTCGCTGCGCTCATCACTTCGCCTTTTTCGTCCGCATCTGTCCAAGCAATCGACTCTTGCATGTACCTGCGACGTACATATTCGCTGATATGTTTAAACTTTTCTGCGTCAGTCATTTCCTCGCCTCCTTTACTTTTAAAAACCTTGACTGTCTAAATCTGACTTTATTTCGCGGATAATGCATTCGATTTCGTGTCCCCACAAATACCGGTATGTTTCTTTACATATTTCTAATATCTTCAGCACTATGTTCCAATCTTCTTTAGCTAGTGTTACGGTAAATTGTCTGTCATCCATTCCGTGCCTCTTCAACTCTGACTACAATCAACATTCCCGGCTGCAGATTTCCTACATCCTTTATCCTGTTGTCTTTTTTCGCTTGATAGACCAGTTTTCGCAGGTCTTCTTTGTCGGTCGCGATCTCACCGCATATATCCCAGAGTGTGTCACCGGGTTTTACCTCCCGGCGGTACTCGACAATTCGAGTTTCCGGAAAAAGCCTGTTGCAGATGTTATCCGCGTCCACCGCGGCACCGGCTAAGAAGACAACCGCTATGAATGTAATTAGAGATTTAGACATGACATTTTCTCCGCCACGGCGATAATCATCGTTATAAATACCGCCAGCCATAAATAATTTATCATTCTGTCAATCATGCTCTTTCCC